TGTTCTAGTGTGTGGCAAAGTATTTCTATGTAGCACTCCGTCTGCGTCTGTGTAGCTATCGAGATCGGTTATTTGGTTCGGTGTAGATTGGTAACTATCTATCGCTATGAATTTATTAGGGAAGATTGTCCCATTGATTTTTAATAAATATCCTAAAAACGCCATGCTTAATCCTCCCTATGCTAATCCTAAACGGCTCTTACCGCTTGATTTAATGTCACTATTGTTCTGAGATATAACCGCGTCCATTATTCCACCCTTGGTAATGCCTGTCTTATTTAAGATGGCTTGCAGTAATGAATTTTGCTGTTTTAAGAGAGTGACTTCTTCGCTGTTTGCATTTGATACGCCTCGTGTGATTCCTTCTACGATTTGGCTTGTATTTGCAACGGCCGAACTGTTACCCATCTTGCCAACCATTTCTGGGCCAGATTCGTTAGCCATGAACAATTGGCCGGTTGTTGGAAATCCACCATTAGCAAAGCCAGGAGGATACACAAGTGGAGGAACTGAAAGATGCAATCCTAAAGCATCAATCTTTAACTTTGCAATAATATTTTTGTTAACAGAATCAATAATTGACTTAATGAATTTCTTTATATCTCCAGATGCCGTTTCAAGACTTACGATAAACTTAACCGTTTTACCTATGAAGTACTTAGTTAGTGCAATGTACTGACCATTTAAATCCTTCCATACTTGAGGAATGCTTGCTTTAAATTCTACATTCTTTCCCTTGAATGGATCTGATAAATTATGAAACGGATTGGATATATCGGACCATATTTGAGGTATATTAACTTTAAACAAAACTATTTTTCCGACTAATCCTACGGTTAGTTTTGTCCATAATTCAATTAACTTTTCTGCTGTTTGCGGGAATGTAATCGTATAATTAATCACTTTGTCTATAATGCCTAACGTTAATTTGTTCACCTTGTTCATTAGTTCTATTGCGGTCGGGATAAAAGATATGTCTAATTTAATCGAATCAACTACGGCATCGCTGATAACGTCATTCACCTTTAATGCCAATGCGGGTCCATCTTGAATTAACGTAATATATAATTTTATTTCGTTAAAAATTGACTTTCGGATCGTATCATTTACCATAGTTTGTAATTCGGTTATAGTTGTTGCCATTGCTATACTAAGTTCCAAGTGTAGTTTTAATCCATCCTTAAAGGCGGCCTCATAGTCTCCAGATGTTAAATCATCTAAAAAATCTGTTATAGTTTTAGCTACATCACTATTTTTAAATTTATCTACTGCCGTGTTTATGGCTTCGATAGCCGACGCCAACGCGTTCAAAAAAGTAGGAACTACATAATTTGCGGTAAATATAATCAGTTTTGACAGCACATGGTCATAAAACCATAGCAATCCCTCTCCGACATTTTCCGCGAATGGCTCCAATGCTTTCTCTAGCCTTTCTAGTGCTTTGTTAATTTTGGTAAAGTTTATCTTTGCTAAAACTTCTTTAGATATTCTGCAAAACTCTGGGAACCCTTCGTTTAAGGCCCACTTTCCAAGTGGTTTTAAAAAGAAATTATAGAAGTCTATTGCCCCTTGCGCTACAAAGTCCTTAAGAGGTTTAAGCGCCTCTGCTAATTCGCCGAACGCTTTAACTATTGGCTTTATTTTTTTCTTCATATTTTCAAGTGAATCAGATAAGTTATCTTTACCTTTATCCTCGGTTGTTCCGGAAGATGAACCAGATCCAGTAGATGAACCAGATCCAGAACCGGACGCGCTTTGAGAACTTGTATTGTTCAACTCGTCAAACGAAGATACTGCTCCTTTTATCTTTTTGGCTGTGGATTCTGCTGCATCGCCTACAGAAGTAATTGCTGCCGCTTGATTTTCTGCACTTGATGCTGATGCGTCAGATTTTATGCTGAATCCAAATAATGCCTGTGTAAATACTGCAAGGGTAGCGGTTATGCTTTCGATCTTTGACGCTAAGGCAGTAAGTGGAGGTAGCACAGCGTTATAGATGGGTAGAAACGCATCACCGATATTGGTTTTAATGTTCTTTAGTGTGGCAATAAAGGCGTTCTGCTTTGTTGCTGTTGTATTTGCGAGTGTGTCTCCATATTTCTTATATGACTGTTCTAATATTGCGGCTAATCTTATCTGCTGTTGCATATTGTAATCAAGTTGTTTCCAAGACTTGCCACCCGCGAATTTCTTAAATGCATCTGTTGACTGAATCATAGCGATATTTACATTGATGCCTAAATCCTCGATTGATTCTGTGTTGCCAAGTAAGCCAGAGCGAATCCTTTCCATAGTGTCGTCCATGGTTCTTCCTGTTGCGCTTGCTATTACTGCAGATGCTTTTAACAGTTGCGTTGTTGATTTTTCCGTCTCTGCTGTGCTTTTCGAAAAACCGCTAATAAGATTTCCATAAACAGCACCGTATTTATATGCTTCTTCTCTTGCAATTCCGTATGATTTAGATTGATTTTTAGCCCAATCACTAAATGCCGAAGAACTGTCACCCATAATCCTAGATAACTGCATCATTGAACTTTCTACTGTCATTGCTGATGCAACACTATCTTTTACGAATGAGCCAATCGCAAGGGTGCTTACTGCCACCGATATAAGACCAATAGCCTTTGATATTCCGCCAGATGCTTTGCTTATTCCGCCTTGGGTTGCACTGAATGATTTCGTTATCTTATTTTGAAATGTTCCAAGCTGTGTCTGTGCCTTAACCATGCCTGTCTGGAAGTTAGTCATATCTAAACCGCCACGGACTATAAAATTACTCTTCTGTGCCAACTATAACATCACCCCCATACATTTGATTTAGCAGTTTTACTGTTGCAAGCATTTGTTCGTTTGTCATTTCTTCGTTTTCTTGTGGCGTTTCTTTCTCGCCAAGTATTTCTAGCAATTCGCTTCTTTCTGGTCGTTTCCATACCCATGTAGCTATCTGATATGCTTGTACTGTAAGAAGGTTTTGCAACTGCTTGTGTTTAACCAGGTATTCTTCTGATTCCATTTCCTTGCGCTTATTAAATCCGTTTATAGATACCGACAGTTCGTAAGGAGTTATCTCCCAGAACTCCGTGATTGGCATTCCTATAGTGGCAGCAAGTTCCATTTGTTCGTATATATCAAAAGATGCTTGCTCGCTGCCACATGTTAGTTTTTTTCGTCTGTTTCTTCGGTCTTTTCTGTTTTCCCACCGACTGCCTCTGCAATTGCTTCTCCGACAACTTCCATAACATCGCTTAGGTTTGAATAGTCATCAATAAGATCCATTACATTTCCAACCGTTAGGTTCTTGTCTTCGTGGGTTAATCCGCACCATGTTAATGTAGCCATCTGGTTCATGGTTAGGTTGTTGAGATTCATTCCTACAACCGCAACCCCTGTTTTCTTCTCGGCCTGATCAAGCGCCCTCATTCCATACTTCAAAGTTCTTTCTTTGTCCAATGTGATTGGGTATTCCATTTATTTTTCCTCCATTATTCTGTAATTCTTAGTTCCAATTTTTATAAATAAATTAGAATTTTCAAATACTATGTCTTGCTCGGTTGCCATTACTTCCATTGTTATCATTGGAAGTTGTCCTGGTTCTACTTCTATTTTTACATTGGTAGTTCCCTTCAAAACATCGTCATTATTTATAAAGGCCTTACACTTGCAACCCGATGACTTTAATGTAAACTTCGTACTTCCTCCTACAAAAGAAAAGGGATAGGCTGTTAACCCATCCCAAAATTTTTATGCTATTACTGCTAAAACCGGCTTTCCGCTGATCTTGATTGTAGCTGCAAAAGCAATTGTTCCGTCCATCTTTGCGTCTCCAACTTTGAAGCCTGTCACGATGCCTTTAAACTTCCATCCCCATGCCGGTGTTGTAGGGAAGTTTATAGAATAATCGTCTGCGGTTCCATCGTCAAGATCGTCTTGTAACCCTGTCTGATTTGCGGTTGTAGCGGGGTCAAAAAATCCTTCAATTGAAACTTCGCCTGCATCCTTAAACCCGCCAATGCTTTCCTTATATCCACCCGCGCTAGCTAAATTTGTGACATCAATTGTATCTGCCTTAATTTCGACACCATTAATAGATGTCAGATTTCCGATTGTTACCGCTGCTGTTGTACCTTTGGTTAGCGTGGTCCCTAATGCTCTAGTTGCTCCCATTTCTTTGTTCCTCCATTCTAAATGTAGATTGTAAAGTCAATAATTCCTCTATTAACTCCCAACTCGTTTTCCCAAGTTTCTGATACGTTGTTAATTTTCACTTGCTCTATATAAACGTTTTCTTCTCCAATGGAAGTCAGAGGAAACGATTTTAAAAGGGCCTCTACCGAATTGGCAAGACTCTTCATAACTCCGTATTTAACCGCCATACAAGAAAACATATAACTGAGTGCTTGCTTATCCGTGTACCCTTCAAGGGTTTCTACTGTATCTGTATTAATCCTTGCATAAACTAGATAAGGCTTTGTTGAGGTTTCTGGTGCGTGTGTTGGGTATATGTTTCCAACAAGACTTGGTATATGCTGTTCAAGTTCGTATCTTAAGACACTTTCCATTATCTCAATCCCGCCTTTCTGATTTCTGCATCGATTTTTTTCTGCATATCTTC